CAGTAGATGGTACTTTATCCGTGACAACTATACGACCAGCACTATCACCTCTAGAAGGCGATTTGCCGTAAACTTTTGGTGTTCCATCTTTATCTTTCGCATCAGGATCAAATCTTTGATCTTCTCTTCTAGCCCTTAGTCTAAAATACAAATCGTGTGTCTTGGCGAATTCTTCGGCTTCAGTCAAAGATCCATTCAAAGTTAAAACATTTTTTTTATTATCATAATTACCAACAACATTCATAGGACCAATATACATGAAATCTATAGGTCCACCCATTTGTTCATTTCCGACAACGATCAATTTTTTATCTTTATTGGATATTTTTCCGAAAACATCTGGAACTTTATCTCCTGCCTTAAGCTTTTTTTTATCCCTAAGCTCAGTATATGCTTTATTCATGAATTTTTTGGCTATACCAGGAACAGCTAATTCTAATCCTTTTAATCCGCCTCCAGCTAATGAGGGAGCGGATTCTCCTTTCAGAGAACAATTAATTGGAACTTTTTTACCTGCTCTAAGAACATAGATGACAACATCGGTATACGGCTCTGATCCACCAAGCTGTCTTCCAGAATACTTTTCAGCAGAAACTACTCCCTCAATTACTGTAGAGCCAGCTTTTAATGTTATTGGATTTCTTTTATTGAGTTTAAAAGCGTTATTAATTTTCTGTATTACGCCTGTTTCTTGTCTTTCTGCCGATGCGCCAGCCATGTAAACTCCAATGTTTTATTGGATATTTATACTTTCACACCACCGAATTTAGAGCCAAAACTTCTACGTTCACGATTTCCAAAAGTGTTAACTGGTGGCACATCATCTTCGATTCCAGAGTCAATCAAGTCTTGTGCATTACTCTCTACATCATACAGTCTCATCTTCGACCGATCAACTCCAACCACAAACTTTTTATTAACACCAGGGTCATTGTATCGATTTTTCAACTGTTTGACCATCATCTGCCCAAGTTGTTGCAATTCCTCTGTGCTGATAAGTGCAAACATGAAGTCAGCCGTCGCTGGAAGACCAAACGATTCACTGGTATCTTCTAGCCCAACGTCAGAGTTACTGAAACCTGATCGAGTTGTTTGTGTAGCTGAAACGATTGGAACAGCAAATTCTACAGCAAGCCCACGAAGTTCTTCAGCGATTGATTTGATATAGGTATAAGAATTGACACTGCTTCCCATCTTCAATCGACTGGAACAACAGATATTCAAATAATCGATAAAAATAATCTTTGGTCTGAAATTCTTCTTCAATTGAAGTTCATTCAGTAATGATCGAAAATGTAATGCACTAGCTGATGCAGTCGGATACTCTTTGATAATAAGTTTACCTTGTGTTTTACTCTGAAGTGCAGAAAATCTTCTGGTGTAATCTTCTTTAGGAATTACATGCAAATCGTTGATACCGATGTTCAGTAGGTTCGCATCGATTCTTTCTGCAATTTTTTCTTCAGCCATCTCCATTGTGATATACAAAACATCATAGCCCTGAGAAATACACGATGCAGCAACATGACACATGAAAAGAGACTTACCAACACCAGTCCCAGCAAGAGCGATATTGAGTGTTTTGTTAGGTAGCCCACCTTTTGTAATCTTGTTGAAGTAATCCAAGTCGAAAGGTATTCGTTCTTCTTTTTGATGATAAAATTCAAAACGTCTTTCATAGTCGTTAATATAGTCATGACCAACATTATTGTCGAAAGAAACACCCAGTGCATCGGAAAGAATCTTGGGTATTTCACCTTTTGATTTATTAGTTTTCTTATCATCAAGAATACTAACTGATTCCATGATTGCATTATACAATGCTCGATCTTGACAAAACTTTTCAGTCTGTTCAGTTAGCCACTGAGTTTCCGTAGGTTCATCTTTGTGCTTGTGAATCTCGTTTACAAGATCGACACAATTTCTTACCTGCTCTTCAGTTAAAGTTTTAGACTCTACAAAATTAATTACCAACGCTTCTTTCGTTGGCATAGTTTTGTATTTCTCAATAAAATCTTTTACTTCTTTGAAAATATATTTTTCTGTAGAGTCGGAAAAATATTCTTGGTTGATGAAAGGCATAACCTTTCGAGTATAATCTTCATTATAGATCAGATTTTTCAGAATAGAGTGTTCGAGGCGATTCAAAGTTACCTTCCATTAGAATAATTTCAGAGAGAATGTCACCAAGCATTATAACATAGTTTTCATCTTTTTCTAAGTCATTTTTGCTATGATTAGCTGATTCCACAATCATAAAACCAAACTTTAGTGTGGCTAAATGTCCACTTTCCTCTACAGATGCGTTTGTATAATAATATAAAACACCAGCATAAGGACCTTTAAGAATCCTTATGCCAGTCAAATCTGTTTCAGGAAAATCGTGAAACTGAAAGTCCTCATCAAGATTCAGTTTCTTGGGCTTCTTCCAAAACTGAAGCATTTCCCATAATGTTTCCATAAGCGATTTCATATTTCTTTCTCACATATTCTTTAAATTCTGGATTATTTAATATATCTTTCCAAAATTCTTCTGTTTGTGTTGCATCGAAACGATATTTTTTATCAGCAATTTCACCTGTCTCTTTATTGACTTTTGAATACCAGCCGTTGCTTGGCTTAATTACAAAGTCTCCATCAAGTGCTACATCCAGGAGCCCGGAGTATTTTTGAATACCACCTTCGAACGAAACAGAGATAGGAATTTTTGATTTTTCTTTGACATAGCGAGATTTCTCCACATTAATAATAAAGTTATAACCAGTAATTTCAGTGCCATCTTTTTCTTGTTGGCGACCAAGAATGAAAATGTTATCTGCTGAATAGTATGAGCCTGTACCACCACCAACAATATCTTTCGGAAACATACCAATTTCTTTATAGGTATGATTCACAACAACCATTGGAATATCTTTCAGTGTGAGATGAGGTGTAACCATACGAAACAAACTTTTAACTTGTTTCGCTCGGCTCATATCAGCAACAGACTTTTGATCCAGTGCATCTTCAACTTCTTTCTTCGAAGCAAGATTACCAATCGAATCAACGATGATCATTACACGCTCACCTCGTTCAATCGTTTCCAGTTGCTTCATGATATCAAACTTTAATTGTTCAATATCGGTAATGGGTGTGTGAAGGACTCGTTCAGTATTGATGCTGAATGTATTAAAGTAAGACTGAGGAGTACCAAACTCAGAGTCATAAAACAATAGAACAGAATCTTCATATTTCTCCATGTATGATTTAGCCATCAAAAGACTAAATGCTGATTTAAAATGTTTAGAAGGACCAGCCCACATAGTTAAACCTGGAGTAAGCCCACCATCCAGTCTACCACTCAATGCTACATTTACCATCGGGATTCCAGTAGGAATCATATCTTTATCATTAAAGAATTTCGATTTCGAAAGAATCGATGCATCTTTAATTGTAGAATTCTTTTTGATTTTATCCAATAAACTCATAATATTTCCTTAGAAAAAGCTGTCCAATGAATTAGTTTTCTCTGCTGACCAACCGATGCTATCTAGAATGATCTTGACAGGCTCAAGAAATGCTTTCTCGAATTGTAAATCATAATCGACATACTTGTCAAGATTAAATTCTGATGGTAATCTGTTGGGATATGATATAACAGTATCATCAATAGGATTCGGCTTCTTTAGATATGTAAATTTTAACTTTTCACCTTCTTGAATGAGAGGATACTTTTTAGAGAGACCTTTTTTATTCAATAGATGATTATATAGAAGAGCACCCTTCACATGAATCGGAGTACCTTTAGTATATATCACTTTATTGTCTGAATATTTGTCTAGTCCATTGACTGAACGAGGAAAAGATATTTCTTCTGGAGGAAATTCGTTGAAGTCTCTTTTAAAGTTTTCAATAAACTTTTGAACATCATTCTCATCTGATGTTACTGTCAACTTGATCACTTCTTTCATTCTCTCGCGAATAGCGGAAGGTGTAGAGGATTTGACCATCTCTAGACCCATAACTTTCATTTGAGGTTCTTTATACTGAACACCCTCATTGTTATAAACATTTAGAATATAACGTTTCTTCGCAGTCCAAATACCTTTGTCAGAAAGACCCTCACGTTTCATCTGCATTTTTTGCGCGTATGCATGGACATATTCAGCAAGTTCAGAGTAACTTTTATCAATAAACGGTTGAAATTTATCCTCACATACACGATCCATGAAGGCGATAACTTTCTCAGTATCTTTCTTTTCAGAAAAAACTTTGTTAACAAGTTCACCAAGACGCAAATAAATCGAGTCTGTATCCGAAGCAATGACATAATCAATTCCATCCGTTTTCAAAAGCGAGTTCATATATTGATTTAGTCGATTCTCAATCCAACGAATTGATAGCTGCCCAGCTAGTGTAACTGCGAGTGCTTGCCTCAAATCGAAAAATCGGAAATATTGAGAACCCATCGCACCATAAGCAGAGTTCAGCGAAACTTTTTTAGCAAGTTGCAGATTATCATAACGAGCAATACGCTTTTTGATTTCTACTTTCTTACCCACATCTTTTTCATTCTCATATTCTTGCTTTGCTTGGAGCATCATCTTCTTAAACTTCTTGCGATCTTCATACATGTCCTCAAGCATCTTTGGCAAGAAACCTTGTTTGTCTGTACGAAAGAATTGCCCATTAGGAGTTAAAGTAACACCACGCAAAGAATCTGTGTTGATTTCTTTGTTCAGAAGTTTTTCAACAGTAACACCACGACTGATAATATCAAACATCTCCTGATCATAATCTTTGGGATCTACCAAAGTCTCTGGCGAAATGTTATACTGCATCATCAAATGTGGGTAGAGTGAGTTCAAATCGAATGATGCAACCCAATCATGCATACCGATTTGTGGTTCTTTAACATATGCACCCTCAAATGCTGAATCTTTTTCACTAATTTCTCTAGGTGGAACGACGATACCTTTTTCCATCAAGTTATTATAAATTAGAGCATCCCACATCCTGGTTTGAGTGAAAATATCATCGTAATTTGATTTGGTATCATAAGCAAGAGTTAAACCGAGTTCGATAAGTTTTAGTTTATCTTCAAGTTTCTCAATTAGTTCAACGTCTTTAATATTATATTCAATAAACTTTTGATAGTTCAAACGATATAGTTGATGAAGATTGTCATATTCATCATAAGAAAGTTTACTCTCACCAAGTTCAACATTGGCGATGTTATCTAACCGATAATTTTCCTGCGACTTACCACCAGGAGCATACCATTTATACAATTCGATATAATCGAGTGAAGATATACCATAAATCTCATATGCAGTTAGTTCGCGACCCTTAACATGCGCTGTTCTTTGATTGACAATATTCCAAGGTGAAAGTTTCTTCATTTCATCTTCACCGAGAAGTTTAGTGAATCTATTGATGAGATATGGAATATCAAAGAACTTTGTGTTCCAACCTGTGATTACATCAGGATAATCTTCTGACCAATCTCTTAGAAAGTTTTTACACAGCGTCCATTCATCAGCACATTTAATATAGGATACATTATCCTGTTGGTTATCAAAATTCTGACAACCATAAACTTTCATTTCCCCATTGAATTTTTTGATTGAGATTGCTGTAATTGGCTCAATTGCCTTGTATGGGTCAGGAAAGCCATTTTCTGACCCGACTTCGATGTCGATAATTGCAATGTTAATTTTCGACTGATCCCATTCGACCATTCCTTTGAACTCATCAGCAATAAAGGCGTATTCATAACGTGTGTTTCCATAAATTTTAAAGTTATCGACCTCTTCATATTTTCTAACGAAATCTCTACATTCTCGAATCGAATCAAACTTGATTTCTTCGAGAGTTTGATTCTGAAGATTTTTCCAAAGAGCATTTTTCTTTGTTTCAGCAAGCAAATACATTCTAGGCGTGTAAGCCACTTTAAGTCTTACGCGCCTATCATTTTCTACACCTCGATATAGAATATTGTTGCCTACACAAAGAACATTTGTGTAAAATTTATTCATTAAATATTTGGAATAGTTGATGCAATTTGAATGCCACTACCGAATAGTTTATTATATTC